CAACTTCATTTCGTGTATTTTTTGTTTTATATCACAGTTAGTCGTGTCTTCAATGGGATTGGCGCCCGGAAGTCCAGTTGCTTTTGGGAGCGCTTGAGACAACTTCTCAGGTAGGGTTTTGAGTTCAGATTCGATATTATGTAAAATTGTATCGATCAGGGTGCTCACGTAAAAGAAGGATAGTGTGTTAGTATCTGGGTTGACCGCTGCTAAGGCGGCAGCTATTTGGTTTTTGCTCTGCTGTGTGGGGTTGTGGCCCGAGGCCGGATCAGCGCCCGCTTGAGCATGTTGTGCTCGCGAGTTCTCTACTGTTTGCAACGCATTCCCAATGTCCTGTGCAAATTTTATCGACTGCGCAGCGTTATCTTTAATAAAATCCCCAGCCTTAAATTGCTTGGTGTACTGTGCATAGTCTTCAAAGGGGCCGCGTTGGATAAACCTTTTCACACTCTCATAAGGAACGTTTACATAATAAATATCGCCGCGGCATGCCATGCTATCTAACAAAGCACTCACGGATCTCAATTGATCGGATTCTATTTCTAATGCAAACTTCTTTTTAATCTCGGCTAGCTGATCTGCCGGGGATGGTGGAGCCGGAGCCGGAGGATCACCATCGGCAGGAGGTGTTGGCGGTGTCTGTTCTTTGGTCGTGCCTCCACAATCCCGTTGATAAGTCTTCATTTGAAGTTGGCGCTTAATGCTCCTAAATCCTACTTCTCCAGATGGGTCGGCAAAGATATTAAAGCCTTTCTGATCAAAAAAGTCCTCCACATAAGCTAAATAATTAACCGTAAAATTAACCCTTCCTTGTTCATCGAAATCAAACTCATGAATAGTCGGAGTAAGATTAAGAGTAATAAAAGAATCGTTTAAAGCTTCTTGTACTAAAATTGCATCTGAAGTTTTAAGGCCGCTTAAGCCAGTGGGAGCGCTTAGACCTACCACGGCCTTAAGTCGAAAGTTTAATTTAGCTAACTCTTCGTTTTGTTCCACCATATCCAAGAAATCTTGATTGGGCTTGCATTGCCCTGAGTTTGGTGTTGGCTTGCCGGTTTTCAGCGCCAACTCAATATACTTATAATTCTCGGTGCCGGTGCGATTTAAAGTAGCTAAACCTTCGGTGGAGTTTGTCTCAACAACATCACCCTGGCGCGTTCGAAGCAGTTCTTGAAAACTATTGGCAAATAAATTTATTTTTGCTTTAATGCTTTTCTTTGCCGCGAAAGGATTGCTACCGTCGTAAGTAAAGTTAAAATACTTAAGGCCGACGCCGGCGCCGCGGGTGTTTCTATCCTTAAATAAGTTCATTTCTTGATTTGAAAAATGAGAATCAAAAGAAATTTCAACTTCTTTCTCGTTGCCATTATCATCATATATAACCTTAAACAATCGTATTTTGGGTTGAATGCTAGATAGTTCCCAGTTTTCAATATTCATCAAGCGCTGTGCATAAGGACTCGCTACCAACTTATTAAGGAAACCATAAGGATCTCCGTCCACAAGCAAGGAAGAGTTTGTTTTAGATCCATTTAAATATGGAAGAGTCTTTTTCGGACCTTCTGGGTGACGAGGGGTATCCTTAGAGCCACCGTGATCCAAGTAATTCTTTTTATAGTCGGCAATAAGTGCCACAAAACTTAATAAAAAACACTGCTCTTTGAACAAAAGTTTTTCGGGCTTCGCGGCAAAAGTACCAGAACCACTTTGCACAGCATTAATAAGATGCTTTTTTGCAGCGTCGATTGCGGCGCGCATCGCGGCTTTCTTGGCGCCGCTGGTGCCCCAAAAGCCGGGCATCAAATCATCGAGCTTCTCCATATTCTCATCGATAGTATTATCGAGCGCTTTGTCTGCATCATAAACACAGCCGGCGGCAGCGGACATGTCTGCTGCTGATCCTCCCACAACTGCGATTAAGGGATCGATAGCTGCCTTAAGTCTTGTAACTTTTTCTTGATCCGCGATCGTTGAGGCTTGCAAGCTAGTAAGTGCGCTGTTAGCAAACTGGGCCCAATTTTCTAAACTAAATGATGTGTCGGTAAGCGTGCTGTATATGTCGTTGTCAGCGCCGGCAACACCGATTTGGCCGGCAGTTGCAGCATAGCGTGCTTTCGCGACGGCGCTATTTGGGGGCCAGTATTTTGGGGCACCAAATTTTAAAATACCTGCTGCAGATCCTAAATCGACGCCGGCTTCAGCTGAGTTTTTATCAGCGGTAGAGCTACCAATTATTCCGGCAGTCACAATACCATAATCTGAAGTTTCGCCTTCGGTCGCGTCAATATCTTGGCCAGCTTTGAGGATGTTTTCTTCGGTAGGCATAGTGGCCACCACGGCACTTACCTGTTTTAAAAAAGCCCCAACAATGCTCTCCCACCCGTGGGGGTGAGTACCGTTTGTTATCCCACCTGGGCTGCCACCGGTGATCGTATGATTTTTGTGACCGAGCCATACAGCAAAATTATCATGCATTGGTATATCAATGATGGAATCTAGATTTACACCATGGCCGCCGAATTCCCCTGTAAAGCCTTGCTTGGCGATGAAGTCGCCAGTAAGTCCGTTATTATTCAATTCGGTTAACTGATTTTTTGGTACGCCCTCGGCCATGTTCTTGGCGTAACCGGACTGCTGGCCAGGGACAGCCACCACACTTCCCCAGGCGCGCTTGTTGAGACCGCTGGAGCCCACAGGACTTTCAGGGCCGACCCAGTACCCTGGATCTGATAGTGAATTCATCCCCAGATTGCTAAGTGCAACGAGGGTTACGTCTAGGGCGTTGCTTAAGTTTTGCGCCATCATAACATATTCTGCGGCGCACCCGGCGCCAGGAGTGCCATAGCCCGTACCTATTAATTTCTCGTTGGCGGCATCTTTTGCCTCCATATTATTGACTAAAATACTCTCAGCGGCGGTACCGAGCGCAAGATTGTCTTCAACGCTTATTGCATCGCTGAATAGGTACTCATCAGCCACAGCAGCTTTGCAAGCGGCTTTGCATTGTTCTTTCTCGGCAGAGGAAGCGCCGGCCCACGTATTGTCGCAGTTCGTCATGCACTTCTGGAAAACTGCTTCTGTGTCTGCTGCTGTGACAGCTACGCCAACGGTGCTCATTACGCTCCCCCAATGGCACGCAATGCATTTTCAAGGTTTAAAGGTATCTCGATCACATCCCCGGGGTTAATATCTGCCTCAGTCGGTCGGCCGTTATACCAAGCAATAACCCACCAATAATTTACGTTGTTATAATATTGATCAGCTAACTTATAATAACGATCGCCATACGACCACATATAAGAGGTTGTATCCAGGCTCATGCGCTCTCGCAAACGTGGAATGTGAGTTAAAGGTGTTCCGTACTGAACTATGTTCTTTACTCCACGTTTAAGTCGCAAGAATTCATAGAACTCGCTTGAGTTGTTAATAGTTTTATCGTAATAATATCTAGGCATTGTTTTTAGTCTCTTTATGAATCAATGAATTCAAGGGCAGCGACATCAGCAGCTGAATCTGGTGAGTTCTGACCATCATTCGCATAAGATGCAAGTGTTTCTGCCTTATTGTGAGCGAGTTGAGAGGCACGCCTTGCATCCTTCTCCGCTTTCTTCCAACGAGCTTCACGCTGATCTGGGCGTTTAGAGCCCAAGGCACGACTGGTAGCATTCAATGAGCGTGCGAGCCAATTGTCCTGCTTTTCTTGCTGTGCTTGCAAAACTTCGAGTTTGTTCTCGGCGTTACGTGCTGCTAGAGCGGCTGCGGCGGCCTGCCCCTTGGCATACAATAACATATGCTCTTTAGCCTCAGCCATGGCTGCGCCAGTATCAATATTATAGGGGAACGAAGGCGTTGAAAAATTGCCCTCTTTATCCCAACCCAGATGGTGCTCATGGATGACACTAAAATCAAAGTTAATTTCAATAGCTTTGGGGATGATCGTGCCCTTAGCCACTTCGAAAGATCCTAGCTCGGGATTATCTACATTATAATTGACAGTTAAATTTTGTACAACGCCAAGTAAGCCATGGCTGGCGTTATTAGAGTTCACAATTTGATTCACATTATTATTGTGGACCTCATTCAAGACGTCGACCGGACCCATACCCTGCTTAGTGGTGATATTCATTACCTTAAGGCGAATAAGAGGTGACTGAGTAATTGTAAGTGCGTTGTTAGCATCCATATAGGTAGGATAGAGAAACTGAATCAATTTCTGCAGTTTTCCCATATTTTCGAAGCCTTCGCCAAAAGTTGCTGCAGGGATAACAAGACCCACTGAGAGGCTACGTGTAGTATTCTTAAACATGTAAATGGGATCTGCTCGACCATATACTGTTTCAGAAGACCATTCGGGCTTATATGTTTCGTTGTAAGCCGTTAGGAAAGATTTAAAATATACCTGCTCTTCACTGGGCACATGTTCAAAGGAGACTGTAAATCCAGAATTGGCTTTGGCGTCTGAACCATCAATAAGGTTACTATTTGTTGTTCTCTCAGCATCAAGGATGGCTCCTATTTCTTGATCCGTAAACCCTTGTGCCTCCAACTGCTTGGCTTTGGCTATCCTAGCCTTGTCGCGAGCTTTTATCGCTGCCGGAGATTGTTTTCCTTCTTTTACAAATTCACTGGTTAGCTTGTTGACATTAAATCTCTTTTCAACGCCGGCATCATAATTGTCATCCCAATCAGCCATTTAAATTTGACTCCTCTTAACTTCTTGTGCGAAGATTTGATTTTCTCTCTTCACTATCTTAACTACCTTCGTATCAAAAACTCGACCATCTAATTTCATTTCCACAGTAACATTTGCTACATCTCCCGACGCAGGAGCAGCGGGTGCCGCGGCGGCGGGTTGAGCGCCAGTTGTGGTTGTATTCCGCAGAGCATTGATTGCGGCCGCAGTTACTGCAGCCGTTTCCAACACATGTGTGAACAAGAATGTTTTGCGTTTAGGGATACTATCCATCGCTTTGGCGACGCGTTCAATAGTTTCTGCAACTTTCGATAAGTGTTCGACTTCTATGCTAGCTAAAGATGATGTGAACAAGGCGATTGCTTCCAAGTCTTTCGTGGGTATAAACGCCAAGGCAAATGCGACGCTACCGAGCCCAAGGGCCAGAGCACCCATTCCAAGAGCGGCAAGAAACAGGAACGGGCCGGCTAGTGCCAGGGTGCCCACGAGCGCAGCCAAAGCAAGCGCTTTATCTACCTGCACGCTCTCAAACATGCTTCCAATACCGGTGGCCATCATTCCAACGCCGATAGCGGCGAGGGCCACAGCCCCACCTATGGCGACTACAACTAAGGCCAATCCAGCTAATGCGGGGAAGGTAAGGGCGACGGCGCCACCTAAAGCACCTATTGCTGGAGCCAGGAAATAAATCCCAACGCCAATCCCAATCAAAGCAGCACCCATTCCAATCATCTGCTCCACACTAAGGAGGGAGAAGGCGGCCGCCATCATTGCAAGACCACCGGTGATCATGAGAACACCAAACCCGACACTAACAAGCGCCGGTGCTAGTCGCCGGAATTGGTTTACAGATCTATCGGAAGCCATTCCGGCGAGATATACCCCAGTAGCCAATCCCATAAACGCCGCAACAAGTAATGAGGGAGATTGTATGAGGAGGCCGTAAAGAGCAAGGCCGGCTAATACTATCATCAATCCCTTGAACGCGAATTTGCCTCGGGTGGCAGCTGCAGAGGATGCCTCTTGGGCTACCGCTAGACTACCAAAGGTAGTGGCTAAAATTCCGTTATGAATAGCGATCGCGGTCGTGATGACCTTCCAAGCGGCAAACCCTTTTACCATGGCTGCGGTGAGCGCTGGGCTTTTTTGAAAAAACTGTAGTATTGAAGTTAATTTCTGTGCTAGCGGAATGACGGCTTCGGCCAGTTCCATGAATACTGATTTCAGCTGTTCCATCATTTCCATGTTCTTTTGGGCTTTCTCTTTTTGTTCAATAAGGGTAGCGGCACTCTCGTTAGTGGCGGCGCCTAGGGTATCCATATTTCCAGATAACATCAAGGCCAAATCGCCAACATCGCTCAAGCCTAACGATTCAGTATAAAATTGTTTCTGGTAGTACGACATGTCATCAAAGGTGAGACCTGCATCTAATATAGAGTCTCTGATCATACTGAAGCGCTCTGCTGGATCTGTCGCCATCATAAGGTCCATGGCATTCACAAAGTTGCCACCAAGGGCAGCATTAAGCTTACCTGCTTGGGTGGCCGCACCTTCGAATGTATCAAATTTATTTGTCAGGTTGAGGACTTTTTGCATTTCCATGCCAGTAATCTTCTGAATTCTCGATAGTTCTTTAAAACTCTTTATACCCTCGGAGCCAAATTTTGCCATGGCGGGCGCCATCTGTGCATACTGTGCGGCCATTTCGCCGGGAACAACACCTAGCGCCTCTGCCGTAGATTCAAGTTCCATCGCCGTATTCGTTGCCTCTCCTATGCTCTGGCCGAAGAATTTCATTGATCCCTGAACGCCTTTGGCTACATCTGCACTAGCAATTCCTAAGTCACCGAGGACAGTTGTAACTTCCAAGAGCGCATTTCTTTGCAATTCACTCGACAGAGTGAATTCAGTAACGTTCTGAACCAAATCCATTTGGGCTTTCGATACTTCTTGTAAAGTGGCGCCGTATATGTTTAATTCTTTATAAGTGCTGGTAATACTGGCGGTGTAGGTGTCATTGAGTTGTGTCGCTTTTGAAAATTGCTTGGTTACACTGTCAACTCCAAGAACAAGTTCTTTCGCTTCAGATATCAAACGGCCTAGGCCCTTGGAGGCTATCTTGTCGAAACCATGCATTGCTTTGCTAACAGCAAGGATGCCGGTTTTGCCTGACTGCATTGCGACTGCCCATTTTTTGGCTTCTGCGTTAACTTTTCCATACAGTCCGGTGGTTTTGCCTAAGTCTTCATTTATTTCATCGCCGACGCTGACAAGCTCTTTCATTTGCGCCAGCCGAGCCTTGTTTTGCTCAAACGCTTTCATGTCCTCTGCGCTGATGGTCTCGCCATTTTTGATCATGTGCTGGGTCAGCTTCACCTCTGCTTCTAGAAGTTCTACTTGTTGTCTTTGCTTAAGAAGGTGGCCATCTTGAAGATTTTTCACTTCGTTAAGATTTTCTACATATAGCTTCTGGAGCCTGACTTCTTCTACTAAGCCGGCCTTTCTCTCTTCGGCCGTTTTTTTGATCTTCTCGGTAAGGCCGAGTTTCTCATTGAGGATTTCTTTGTCCTCTTCGTTCAGTTTATTAATTTCTTCCTGAAGCTTCTTTATTTTTTCATCAGACAACTTGAGACCCTCTTACTATTACTACTATAATTAGTGACATACAAAAAAAGTCGGAAGGGTTACTTCCGACTTAGCTTTACCTATATTTCGATGGTGTGGGCGGTTGATTGTGGGCGCTCAATGTTTGAGAACTACTTCCACCCTTAGATGATTTTTTTACGGCCTCAGCTTCCGCTTCTAGCTGCTTAACAAGTCTTTTTACAAACCATGTGCGCAAACCAATAGGAAGATTATACGCTTCAGAGAACGACCAACCTCCTGAATATTTCAGAAAGAAAAATTGTTCATAAATGTTCTCTATGTACTCATCTGTCAGGCCAAAAAAAGTCCGCGGTTAACGGAACCTCCATATCTTGCTCGTGAGTACACTCACCACACTCAAAGTGCTGCGTTAAATCAATGTTTGGTGCAGCTAATTTGTATGCTGTTCGAAGATGCCGGGCGTCGGCTGAGGGCATGTTTTCTATTAAATAACCAATAGCCGCTGGAGTATCCTCATTTTCTACTGAAATGATCATATTTTGCAATTGTAGAGTTATCGTCTGTTCTGGCCTCTTCCGCTTGCGTGCTTCTTCAAGCTGCATCAACATTCTTTTCTCGTCTTGTCCCGTTAATAATCGAAATCTTACATTAAGCTTAGTTTTGGGGAGTTTCGCTGTGAAAGTTCCGTCATTGTGATCTTGAAGTTCGTATGCATTTGCATTCTCGCCATGATAAACTTTTGTATCATTCAAATCAAATGTATATTCCTGCGTTGCATTGCAGTTAGGGCAAGTTACTTGTGTGGTATATTCACTTCCATAGCCCGATACTCGGGTGGAGATAATGATAGCGTTTTTATCGCCGACCAATAATTGATCTGCATCGATGCGCCTATCAATGATAACACTGTCGATGACACGATCAAGTGCAACACCTTTTTTGAGTAAAGTGCGAGATGTGAGCATATCCTCTTCTTTGGCTGTCATTTGCTTAATTTCTAAGCTATCTTGGCCATGCAAAGGGTGCCCTTCTGTGTAGAACCTGCCACCGGATGGCAACTCTACAAACTCAGTTGGTATCACGAAGGAGAAACCTGGTGATTCTGATTGATGCATCGCTTGTGGGGGGAGTGAGTCAGCCTCCGGCCCTGATGGACCTAAGCGATCTTTATTTCTTGACAATTTACACCTCGTTGTTTGTTTTGTCTATATTAGCTGTTAACGCCAAAGAAGGAGTTACCACCGCCGGCTGCGACTGATGGGTTCATGGTCTCAACGCGAGCCCAATCGTAGCGAAGTTCCACAGAAAGTTCTGTGAGATCGTCGTTTCCGTATTCTAAGTTGTCGCCAAATTTAAGATCGACGATAAATGCATTCCACAGTGTCCACGTTTCCAGGTCTTTGCCTTCCGCGTCTAATTGACGGATGATTACCGTACCAAGACCAGCGGCTGATTTAGCCTTAGAAATTGTAGTAAGAGCCTCGGGGCCGCTTGGTGGAGTGTAACCAGAAAGCTGAATAATGTCGGCTAATGTAGCTGTCATATCAGGGTTCGCTGGGTCAACAAGAGTTACGGACACGGTATTCCAACTAACATTACCGGGGTAATAGAAAGTATGGTTCAAATACTTATGCTCCGCTGCGTTAATCGCAAACGATGGTTTTGCAACCGTTTTGGCGTACCACAAGTTGGCGCCGCCGTTAGCAGAACGGATTCCTTGAAATTCCACAACGAATCTAAAATTCCGTTTTGGATCTTTCATGTCTGCACTTTGTCCGAAATTTTCTGACCAGAATGGCATAATTTAGTAACTCCTATTTATACTTTAATTAGTGTAGTGAAGGGAAAACCCCCCACCATTTTTATCAATCGTCAAACGATGCGCCGGAATTGAGTATTACGAAGTCAATCGCAATATATTCAATGGCGCGGGCTGGCTTAATCATGATCTTAGCATACATAATGTTCTGATCAATTAGCTCAGGGGTTGTAGTTGATTCGTCAAGAATCAACCGGTAATCTGTGATACCGAACTGAACTCTGACGTTTGCCAGGAAAGGCTCGACCAAAGACTTGAAGCGGTTCCAAGTTGATTGTACATTTTGCTCAAACAACACTTGTGTAGAGAGAATTGAAATCTGCTTCTTCAAGTAGATAACCAACCTTCTGACGTTGATCCTATCGAGTGCAGATTGACGCTCTTGAAGTGTCTTCTGACCGAAGACCACAATTCCGCTAGATGGGAAAGAGGCAATCGGATTGATACGTGCTTCGTAAAGTGTGTCGCGATCCTTAGACACCAGACGCTCACTGACGTTAACTACTGGAATTCCAGCTGCACCATCAGATAGGCCGCCGCGGTTGAAGCCGGCAGGTGCAAACCATACATCGGACTTCGCCTGTGAGGAAGCCAACACACCCATCATTGCGACGGATGGTGGAACCCACAGTAGGCGACCGGAATTCTCATCTCGGGTTTGAACCCATGGATAGAATGTCGCGCCATAGGAAGAGTCGATACGACGATCGCGTAAATCCTTGGCTGCATTAGTTGGTGTTGTTGCAGCTTCGCCGCGGGCTGACTTACTAGCGTAGTATGCTTCATGACTTGGAATGTAGACATTCGGCAGGTCAATGAGGGCCATGGTATCGCCGCGCTCTTCACACACATTAATCATGTGCTGAGTAAGCTTGGTATTCGTAAGCCCGGGCTGTGTTAACAGGTTCATGTTAATAAACTCAGGATCAACAACTGTATCAATCGCACGTTTTGCGGTGTTATAGGTATAACTTCCTGCTTCAGTGGTTCCAATGCCATTGTTGTACATTGGGTCTGCATTTTTAATATTAAATCCGTCAAAGCCACCCCAGAAAGGTGCTGTAAAACGGTTATAACCTAGGTTGAGTAGATCTTCAAGCGATCGGCCTGCGTCGGGTCGGACATAAGAAGATGGATCTGCACCCTCGTAGGCACCGGACAAGTAGTAAAAAGCGCCGTTCGGTGAGGAGGAGGTCACCACATTAAGCAGTGACACGATGTTACACCAAGAATCAACTCCAGCAGTAGTGCTAATAGAATCAGCGCTTGTCGGATCGGTTGTAACAGCGTCACTCCACCAACGATGCATATCTACAGTACTAGGATCGTACCGAGTGCTGGTCGCCGTGCGAGTTGGCTGGTATCCCCAATATGCATTCGTAGGGGCTGCAGTAGCACCGTCGGAGGCACTTACGCGTAAGCGCGCTGTGGGGAAGTTCAGGGAACCTGTAAATGATCCGCCGGCGCCAGAGAGGATTGCTCCCTGAGAGAGGATGACCGCGCCGGCGGTGATCGGAATAGAACCACCGTATGCACCGACACAATGGCGGCTGAACCCAATATATGTACTGGCCAGAGACGAAGTGTTAAACACACCACTAAGGTTTTTAAACTTAGGTGGTCCGTAATATCCAACTGGAAGAAGTGTCGCGTCAGTCGCGCCGTCGTCCACATCTGAATTCATTTCCGCATATACAAATTTTGACTGGTTGTCATATTCACCATATGTCTTAAGACGACGGTTCGTAGCATCCCATTTTGTATATTTGTCTCCAATCTTGCGAGCTACGTAGTTGGGCGATGCTGGGTCTAGGTTACATTCGTCCCAACGCTCGATTACTTGTACAGCGTTGTCGCTGTCTGAGATAGAGCGAATCACAACCGAGAATGTACCGTAATCACTATTTGCTGATGTCGAGGTTTTAACATTCGATATCGATACCTTGATATTACGGTTAATCCACTCGCCATGGCCGCGGCCAATCAGACGGAAAAGCTTTTGAGTTTTCTTAGGATCGTACAGTACGTGATCGTTGGCCAAATCTTGCCCGATGAACCAGCCGGCTCTTGCTTCACGAGTAGATTGTCTCATAATGCTAGGGGCGGTTGTAGTCAAGGCGCCTGAAAGTGCAAGCGGTAACAATACTGCTGCGGCACTTACGCCGATGGCGTTGTTATCGCGCAGTTCTTGCTCAAACGTTCCACCAAGCCAGTAAGGTTGGTAAGAAGCTGAACCAATCAAAACACCGGGAGTTGTAACAAGTTGTGGGTTTGTGTTTAAGCGCTTGCGAATAAATGTTTCTTTACTATCATCAAAACTAAACGTTATATCCTTTGCTCGATAGGCCGCTGTTGGCAATGATGAGGAAACCCGAATTGTCCACTCGTTCTGAGGGCCCGATGCGACTACAAGGCCCGTGCCTCTACTTTGGCCGCCACCTGCAACATGTGCGGAGGCTCCGGCTGCACCTACGGTGCCCGAAAGAGATATAGAACCGGAAGTGTTAACATACATAACCGCGCCGAGATAGCCTGTACCAAGCGCTTTCGAACCCGATGTGTAGGAGGGGAATACGAATAGTCCGTAAGCTCCACCATTTAAGTAAGTATTATCACTAGGGACTTTGTCGGTGCCCGGGCCGGCCAGAGTACTGTCAGTGTCCCAGCCGGCGGCGCCAGCAGTTGTGGCCGCGGAATCTGCAACACCTAAAAGGCGGATGTAGGTAACTGGTGCCACATTTGCGTTCAGGAAGGCCTTAGCAGCAAATGTTCCGTACATTGGAGATTGGTAATTGCCATTTCGGGAGATGTCTCCACCGGCTTTACCGGGCACAGTATCACCAAACATATTCACGAAATCGGAATACGAGGAGACTGTCACCGGCTGCATACCTAAGCCGCGGCTAGCGCGTCCAATGATTACCGGGCCGATGGTATCGGCTGATTTGGGGATAAATGAGTTATCAATCTCGTTGATAAACACTCCCGGAGATACAAATTTGAAGCTTTTGACTGACATATTGGGTCCATCCTCTCTTATTTAATGCGTTTAATTGATGTCTCAATCATACTTTAAATAGTATTCCCCATTCCAAAAGGCGCGGCAGAACTAAAGAAAAGTGCCCATTCAGTTCAGGATGTGGTTGCTCAGCCGTCAAACAAAGGGATCTTGCCATTTGGCATCACTGTTTCACGTGGAAATTGATATTCAACAGTGTTCTCATCAATCCGAACAATAGGCCTATCATCGCTCTTACCTTCGCCTATCAAATAACCCAATACACGAATCGTTATTTCTGAAGTGAACATTCGGACGTCCTCTCCTAAGTTACTGATATTGTTGGAGTGTGTGAAGTCTTGCTCGATGAAGGCTTCGTACATATGGCCATTTCGCCTCATCACAAAAGAGTTAATTTGCCCTGTTCGACCTATAAATGGTGTCATCATTTCGTTCATTTGTTGTTGATATTCACTCTTCAATGTTATCTTGTACATGGCATTAATATAGATGGGAATTGGTATTGATAGTGTCTGTATGACGACCTTTTTGTTAACCCTTAGAGTGTTTCGTTGGGGTAAGGGTAGGTTTCGGCCCGTTCTCGTACCCGACGCTACAGCAAAATTGCGTGTCTTATCAGGAACTATCCTTTTTGCAAGCACCATGCGTCCAACGCGGCCGTTATGGTCGGGAGAGTACATATTGGCTTGGTAGCTTCCTTTGCGATCAGGGTCTTTCGTGATTCCAGTTCGTTCAACGCTAATTACCGGCAATTTTATCGCGCCGGCGTCATCGCGAAGCTCTTTCTTGTTTTTTATTTGGTAAGATCGTTCCGGTACCTGCCATAAGACTGGGACTGTGGTAAACCCTTCGTTGGTAGAGGTGGATACATCTAGATCATCCTTAACCCAGGAGGTGATCGCACTGTCGATGTCTTCTATAGTAGAAGATAGCATCCCTATCTCACTCAATCGAAATGTATTAGACCCTGAAGGCATCAGGGCAAAGTCAAAATTATCAGGTAGCATCGAATAACCCCTTTCTGGAACGTTTGCATGTTGCTGACACCTCAAAGCTATGACCAACTTGGCCAAATAGCTTTCTAGGTTCAGACAGTTTAACTATCTCGTAATAAAAGGTCCCGTACAGAACAAAGTCACCTTCGCGCACCTCAACATTTTGATCTTGGTTTAAGCGGCGCTTATGAAAGTGCACTTGGATCTCCCACATCTTATCAATTCCTACATTTTCCATGTAATCAGTAGCATATTCGGTGAATTCCACAAGAGCATAGATGCGAATAGGAGAAAGATATGTTTTCTTAATCGCTTCGCCGTATAGAGGATGAAAATTTGTGCGCTCCATATCAATAGGATAATATAAAACTTCTTGACCAATAACTTTTTCAATTAATTCGTCATTTACCTGTTTTACAAGATCTCGCTCTTTCTTGCCTAAGAAGAGCGGTGGTGGCGGGGATTCTGGTTTTTTCCAGCGTTGGGACATACTCTATATTATCCCACAAAGATGCCCAATGGGGACACCTTCAAAACGTTAGTAGCTGCATCAGTAACCTCCTGGTCCGATTTAGCCAATGCTGGGTATTCCATCTCTTTCAGCATCTCTCTGAGTTTATCTTTAAGATTTTGCTGTTCTTCTTTAGCTTGAGATAGCAATTCGGAATGATTTAACGTTACACTCTCGCCGGGTATGGGCAGTGTTGTAAACTTTCCTCGAATTTGGCCAAGCATCTCTTTGCATAGCGCTAATGAATATTTACGGATCCATTGTTTACCAATAGAGTTGATATTCTTGTAAGGAAGATTATCAAACGGAAGTGTATTCATGTTGTTGATGCCATCCACCGAGCCTGAATAGGTTGTAGGAGACCATGTAGACTCATTATTAACGTAAAACTTCACCCAAATACGTCGAGCATCTTCCCCGCCCCAGTTTGACGGCGTAGGAAATAAGCGCAATTTATTGTCTATTATCTCATATGAATAATTAGAAGTTCTGGTTTGTAGCGAGTCTTCGTACATCATCGCTTGTAGTTTGTTTTGCCATGTCGGAACAATCTCAAAAGTAGAATCATCGGCAAATTGGCCGTAAGTAGATCCGTTACCTACTACTCCAATACCCCCATAGTAGCCGTAAAAACGCCACATGACGCGTGGAGATTTATAAAAGACCTGTGTTACCGTAATTCTTTTTCCATCTACCATACTCGCGTAAGGAACACCTTTACCGGCATCATCTACGCCGGATGCTGACGCACTTTGAATAATTGCTTGTAAATCATAGTCTTGCTTATTGGTTTTGGTGTTAAAGGAAGCTGAATATTGGGGTGTTGTACCTCCAAAGCCAGCGGCGGCGGCGCCGCCATCGCCAACACGCATTGAATAGCCAATTGTAAACCGCGGAAACTTTAAATTTCGATTTGCGGGGCCAGTTTTAAGATCCCCTTTATGATCAAAAGTGCCTGTAGTTTCTCCCAGGAAGGTAGAAAGGGAATTTTTACTTTGGTGAAGATTGATAATATAAGAATATTCAAGTACGGCCTCTTCATAAGATGCGTAGATATTTTCAGCTGTTAGCTCTATATCGACAACATCACCGCCGAGTTTCTTGTAAATATAAGGAACTTGTAGTGTGGCGCCACTTAAAAAATCGCTCGAACCGGTATAAATCCCAAAAGGTACCGCTGCAGCCACTTTGGAATATGTGCCCGTGGCCGGCAAGATAATGGCACTTGTTTGTGATATAGGATTAAGATTAATTGGCATATATATGGACCCTCACATTAAATAGTAAAGAGACCCACAAAACTCAATGTGCTGCAGCGTTTATTTTAAGCGTTCGCTTCGTTGGTTTTCTTTTTGATAGTCTTACGACTAGTTTTGCGGGTGGCCACCTTTTTGTTGGTGGTGGTCTTTTTTGGTGCTGCTGTTACAGGTTTTGCCTTTATAGTCGCTTTTGTGGTGGGGGCTGTTGTGGTGACAGGCGGCTTTTCTTCGATTGTTTCTGTTTTAAATTCTGGCACCTTGTTAATCACCGGAGTTACCTCTTTTGGGGGCGCCGGGGGTGTGGGTGGCTCAACAGTCTTAGTAATAGTTGGTGGGACGACATTTGTTTCTGTCGCAGTCTCCGCCATTATCATTTTCATTCGGGGGTGATTGCTATGTTTTGCACCAAACTTTTTCTTTGATGATAATAGTCTTCTTTTCTTTCCCATGTGGAACTCCTATGTTTTAGTCCAGTAGTAAATAGTACAAAAATGTGAAAAAATGAAATCTCAAAAAATTGCCGGCGGTATTTTTGGGGAGATCACCATTTTTTACTTTTTTGCCTCAAAAAGAAAACCCCCCAACCCGGAAGGGAAGGGGGGAAGGTTGTATAGATGAAAAATCTATTTTATGATTTAAGCAATTGCATTAATGAATGCTTTGGAACACTTGGAATCAAGAATTAACCAGCGACGGGCGCCGGCGGTTGCATCGACACACACTATATGAAACATCGAGCCTTTTTCGGAGGCATCATCAAATCCTAAGATTTTGTGCGAGTGGTACGCAGTAGTGTTTGACGAAGCTAAGAGAGCAACGGCAAAACCTTCGATTTTGTTGTTAGTTCCGCTATCTACCACGCACTGTGCAGCTGCGTTATTAGTCTTAGCAAGACAGAATGTAAGCTCTGCACCAACTGTTGGTTCAGTTGGAAGCGTTATTGTAAAGTTCCCCACACCTGAAGCATCAAGCAAGATTACCTTGCCATAGTCGGCGGCTGTAAGTGTTGTGTCTGCACTAAGTGCGGTGCGGACATGTCGGTAACGCGGTCCAAGTTGATTTGCGTTTTCGTTAATCAGGCTTTTAATTCTAGCCCAACCTACTCGTTTCGTTCCCATAATATATTTCTCCTTATATGAATATTAATTAGGTCAATTAACGAAGAGATTTCTCCCCTCGGC